TGGGCATTCGAATGAACAATCGCCCACGCCCCTGCATAGAGAGATTCCCAATGTCTATGTGTATCTAGACCATTTCCAGGAGGACATACAATGGCTCTAGAATTTTCCAGTGCGTCTATGTAATCATCTTTTGAGAGTCTTGGCATAATAAACAAGTCATTACAGCTACGTAATAGCTTTGCCTCTTGAAGCCATATGGGGCGTATAGGATTTGTATTTGAACACCACGGAAATAGAATGCCATAGTCGCGTTCTACGGAGCGAGATATGTGCACAGTAGGTTCATAGGAAGCATTTCCTCCTTTCCAGATACGATTCTGATCACCAATAGGAAGACTACGAATCCGTGGATGTGTCACCGTATTATTTTGTAACCAAGCATATACACGCGGATTTGCCTCTAAAAACGGTACTAATACTTCATAGTTTGTTTGATCATCACTATTATGTATAACTAAGAGGCGTAGCTTCGGCCACGCCCTCCGCGATACTGTAATCTGCAGTAAATCTCTATCAGGATATACAAATAAACTGGTAGGCTCTATAATATTCCACTCTTCCCCTATAAAAAGTAGTTTTTCGTGCGGTACAGTATAGTTAACAGAAGGATGATATTTTTCACGATCAATCACTGTATAATCACACATAGCCTGAAGAAACTCTCCTGTAACTGGTAAGACTTCACTAGCCTCTTCTAACTGTGTCATATCGTATTCATCGGAATCAGGAATCGTTTCATCATATTCTATCTGAAATTCTTCAAAGAACTTGAGATATCGTCTTTCAAGTTCCGTTCGTGGTCTTCTACAGAGAATTTTCTGTATGCCGTTTTTACGGATGTTTTCTAAAATCGGAGCAGGATATGAACCTATACGTAGTTTCATACTAAATATACTAGAAGAACCTTAAGCGCAGTTATTCTAATAGTATAGAAATGGTGCAGAAGTCGAAAGCGGATCGTTTGAAAGAAACCATACGTTTATTAAATGAATTAAAGCGTGTGGGCATTACGGAAACCTCGAGTGGATATAGTGAAATAAAGGATATAATGTCGCAGTGGGTGACAGATGGTATTAAAAAGACTGCGACCGTGGAACTCTTTCGACACGGAAGAAGAGCAGAAATATCATTGCCCGATAGAGCTGATAGAGCGGCAAATATTGCCTTGAAAGTAGTTGTTCAACAAGAAGAAGTTAAGGAGGATACCTAATCGGAGTGACAAGCGCCTAACCCTTTAAAGCACTTATCGTACCCTTTTACAGAATGGCCTCTACACGCGCAGGTCTCACAGCCGAGGGAGCTCTTTATGAGTCCGTCGCCCGTGGGAATAAAGATACATATTTCTTTCAAGATGACCCCGACAAAACACTAAACCCTTTTGAGAATCGGTATGAACGTACACCACCTGTAATTAAAGAACTACGACGTATACCACCCCTAAATGGAGCTGAATTCGGACGTAGTTGTGAATTTGAGTTTGAAATCGCAGGAGATGTATTTGTTCATCCGACAATCCTTATAGATCTTCCAAGTTGGTTACCACCGGATCAAGCAGCTTTGAATCCCACAACGACAATCACTGATAACGCAGGAAATACGTATGGATATACAAATGGGATTGGATATTTCCTATTTAGTAAGATTCAGATTTACCAGGACAAGCTTCTTCTACAAGAATACAGTGGCGATACATTATTTGCATCAAGAGCTGCGCGTGGAACGTTGAACTCAGCTTATTTGGAGAATAGACTGGCAGGATGGCACGATGGTTCTGTAGAAAGTATTGGTGGTAATGCTACTCCAGAGCGTCTTCGTCTAGAACTTCCATTTATTGGAGAACAAAATGGATTTCCGAGTATTGCGATGCGGCATCAAGCATTTAAACTTCGTTTAGAACTCAGAACTCTAGAAGAGATTGTAGAATCATCCGGTGATACAGCGGCAACTCCGTGGCTGCTTCCAAGTATGAAATACGGCCTCAAGACATTTAAACCTGTTTTAAAAACGGCAATCGCATCCCCTACTCTTCAACTTGAAACGCGGCACATATATACGGATGGTGAATCTCAAATGGCTTTACGAAAAGCTACGATTGAGATTCCATTTAATCGCGCATATGAGAATAAATTCACAATTGGTCCTACAGATTATTCTCCTCTTACAAACGGTGTCGCAGCATATGTAACACGACGTGTAGATGCGCAACATCCGGCCTCGCGTCTTTTATGGTATATTCGCACACAAAATGATTTACGAGCGGGTAGGCGATGGAGATTTTCCCCAAGTCTCACGAGTGAGTACTACGCAGCTCAATCGCTTATTATAGCTGGGCGAGATCGTGAGACGATGTTTACACCATTTATATGGAATACACTCACACATCACGCTAAAGAAGACCGTGATCCTGGGGCAGGATTCGGTGAAATGTCGTGGAATCTGGGTGATATTCGTGGACCGCATCAGTATCAACCAGAAGGTTCTGTGAATTTTACAACAGCTGATAAGCCGACAATATATATGAGTCTTGCTGCCACTCCAAATGATACACGACTGGGAGGACCTAGTACAGAAATGGTAGTAGTGATTGATACCTGGGCAATATATATACTTGATAAGGATAGAGGATATTTGAAATACGGGAACTAAATAAGCCACCTAAAGCTAACGCTCCACTAATATATAGGACAATGCACACACCTCGGATGAGCGGATGGCTTTCTGCAAAAGTAGATGATCTTAAAACCGCTACTGCGGCTGATACAAACTCGGAAGATATTGGGAATATTGATCATTATTATAATCTGATGGGGTCCGATGCGCCTATAGCTACGATTCTATACGTGGCGAAACGAGATATATATGAGGGTAAGGAAATAAAGTATTTTTTAAAGTCAACGAATATGCCGCATACATATGACATATATAATAAGAAACTAACTCCTTATTGTATCAAAGTGCCTGACACGAATCTACATTCTGCGCAGATTCACGCGCGTGGATACGGAGCTATTCTTCCTTTTATGTATACTGGTGGAGTACATAATATTCAGTGGGAAAATACCGATGGAACTTTCTCACAGATTATTACTGATGTAGATGCTCAAATAGAAGCAGCAAAATCTTCCACACCTGATGATAAACTGCCAAAGCCGAGTTATACGAAAGATATGGCAACATTGGGGCGTGGAGTTCAGCGTTTTTATCGCGATACACAACTCTGGGGTGCTAGTACAGTACAGCTCTTTAAAGATTTGGATATTAAGACTTGGGAAGTGGCTATTAATCCTAGTTTTAATAATCGTGAAGATCTTGTTGGGTCTTCACGGGAGTTTCAGCATTTTCTTGAGTGTCTACAAACACAATTTGAAGATGCTATTCACGCAAAAAAGCTAAGAATAGTGGGAGTCTTTGAAGATAAGCTATATGAATCCCCTTTTTGTTTTCACAAGGAGACTACGCAGGCATTTAACGATATTGATATACCTATTACGAGTTCTGGACGTTATAATCTGTTGGACGAATTTTCAGTAGAGTGTATGGCGATTGAGACAGTAGAGCCTTCTACGAATCCATTTCTTGTTTCGCGTTATACCAAGAAAACAACAGGAGAAGTTACTTTCTACAAATGGACAAATGCTGGTGGAAATGGAAACTATAAGTCCCAGCTTCTTGCAGAGCCTTTAGGGAACTTTATTCCTGATTTTACTATTACATATGGACGCTCAGAGAATGCCAAGCGTTATGCGGATGTCTTGCGCACTTTGCCAAAAGAAGAACGTCACGCACTTCAATATGATTCTATTGAGAAGTATGCCGATGGTGTATATGTGTCTGTGAGTGGTATGCGTATAGCATTGAAACCCATTGAAGCAGGTGGAAAGAAAGTTGCAAATACAATGGATCATTCCGAGCAGCGAATGTTTCTTGATGTGAAAACAAAGCGTATGAAGAAACACATACATCTTCAAGATTGGAAAGAAAACTCGCGTTTTACAAATATATCAAAGCCTTTAGAGAATCCTTTGATTTTTGCAGTACAGGCAATGCAGTGTTTCCAGAGTCGTGCATTCAAGTCACTGCCTAAAATGAATGCGCGAACAGAAGAACAATTTATTGATACACTTGGCTCAAGTGCAGCGGCTACTGGAGATGCAGGAGCTGCCACGGATGGACGTAATCTAGAAGCTCAGTTCGGTCGCTTAATGGAACGAGAATTTCCAAGTATGGAACATATTATAGGAGATCAAACTATTAAACGCGATATTTTAGAACTTCCTCTAAACTCGGAAGGTAATCAGGCAATTGATACACTGCATTGTGCTCAAGAAGAGAATCTTTGGATAGCTACTCAAGTAAAAACGGGTGAACGCGATAAGGAAGATGCATTTCACAACTTTGTAAATACATTCCGTCTTTTACGAGAGCGAGCTCTTGCTGCGGGATCACGTTGTTTCGGTATCTTGGTTCATTATAAGGGATTGAAAAAGGATTCGGCATATGAAATCCTTTCTAAAGAACCTGGCTTGTCGGTAGTTTCGCGTGTAACAGGAGAATCAAAAGAAGAATTTGAATCACGGTGTTTTGAGCACGTTCGTAAGATTATAAAATTTTATTAATCTGGTCTAAACAAAAAACCAGCACGGTAATCAGGAGATGTCATCGGGTCCGACAGTAAAAGATGTAAGCTCGTATTTGAAAAAAACTTTCACTTTAGAGAAATTCTCTACAGGTCAGGGTGCGAGTTTTAGTGGAGGTCGTTCTTACGGCATAAAAACTGCTATCGATAGTACGTGGGGAGGTACTCCTAGTCATACTACTCCTACTACTGCTCCTGCTCCTGCTCCTACTCCTGCCCCTACTGCTCCTGCCCCTACTGCCCCTAGTGCCCCTAGTGGCCGTTCTATCACATATTTTGGCGGAAAATCATCTGTCGCAACTCCTATAACTGCTACTGCCGCACAGAATATTGCTACATCATATGACGCTTCTACCGAAACAGCAAAACGACCTCTAGGAACAATAGTAACTCTTTTAGATCTAACAAATCGCGACCTCCAAGAAAATGATTTATTTCCATTAAAATCCGAAATCACGTGGTTTACTCGTGATACGGAACGGCGTGTTCTTACATTTACTCCTACTGTACAAGAAATACCTCTTCGTGGTCCAGGAGCATTTGGACAACGTTTTTCATTTGATATAGGATCTATTCTTGTAGGCGATCTTTTAATAGGAGCAGCTCTTCAAATACGTTTATCTCATTGGCTTGAAGCACAGGCACAACTTCTATATCAAGCTGGAAAGATTACATACGATGATGTGCCGGCTGCGTGGGAATATGCAAATAGTCTTGGAACTGCCATTATTCAACAGGCCGAACTCGAAGTGGATGGCAAAACGTTGGAAACGATTGATGGGGATTTTATTAATGTATTTAACATTTTATATGCAGATTATAATCAACAATTTGGTGTTTCATACGACCACCTCGGTCGTATTCCAATCTCTATTCTTTTGACACAGCAAGCTCCACGATTTCTTCCTACAGAGGATGGAACTTTAAATTGTCTACTTCCCTTTTTTTTCATGCGTTCAAAACGACAAGATGCTCTTCCATTGATTGCGATTCGTGAAGGACTTGTAAAAATACATATTACATTGAGACCCTTTGAAGAGTGTGTCCGCCAGCTTCGTGGATATAGAGATTCGTGTAATGCAACACCTCTAAATCAAACCTTAGCATTTCATAATGGAACAACGGAAGTTTCATATCCTACAGTTGCGAATCCACCCCCATTTAAATTCATTCAACTTCTTACACAGGGTGCTATAGTAAATGGACCATTTCGTCAGCGTATGCTCCACGACCCTTTTGAGATTCTACACCGCGAACTTCAAACATTTTATTTTGAAGAACCATTGAAATATTCCATTGGAAAACGAAGTGTTGATACGATTCGTATCCAACTACCATTGGAGGCGAATCATCCTATTGAGGAAATAGTATGGTTTATACGAAGGCGTGGAGTTCGTGATAATAATGCTTGGACAAACTATTCATCTGTTCTAGAAGCTGAATGGGATGTAAGAGCAGCTCGTCAACCTCTTCTTCAGAATGCGATCCTACAGGCAAATGGAACAACTATCTGTGATGCAGATGAACAGTATTACCGGCAACTTATAGCTAGTGCGCATAAGGGAGGTGCGGCTGCATATAATAACTTTATTTATGGATATCCGTTTGCAAAGACACCTGGAGAACATCAGCCAAGTGGATCCTTTAATGCGAGTCGTGTAAGTTCATTACGGTTGATTTTAGATGTGAAACCACCAGGTGGTATTTTAGATGGAAACTGGGAAGTCAAAGTATTTTGTATAGCTCTTAACTGGCTGCGATTTGAAAATGGTATTGCAAACCCTATGTTTGAGGATTAAATCTACAGTATATATAGAACTACATCAATGCAAAACTATGTAACAAATGTAGCGGCTGCGGTATCAGGATATGAAGGATTCAGTTCAAACCACCCAGACGCAACAGTGCTTTATAGAACATCGTTACTATTGGTATTTGTATATATGGTATATACTCTTTTATTTTCTTATGGAGCTGCGCGGCTTTCTTATAATTATAATTTGAATATTGGCACATCAAGTGGAATGACTGTACTGTACGTTATACTATGTTTCCTATTTAGTGGGTTTTATTATCCATATTATGCTATTATGTTAGATCCATTAGGAAAGAGAAGAAAATGATTTAAATGCTTTAACCTTTCTGTAAAGGTAAAGGGACAGAAAGGGGTGCGGCGTTAAACCAAGCTGTCGAAAATTGACCATTTGTATACACATATTATATCTATACAAATGAGCCGACAGAGAGAAATGATGCATTCATACTATAATGCCAAGTTGAATGAACTCAAATTTAGGAAGGGGGAAGAAAAGGAGTTAGTGTATGAAAACCAAAAGGCAGGGGCTGTCGAAATATGTGCAGAGCTATTTGACAAGGGAAAAACAATAGTAACACTTATTGCCGAACCTCAAGTCGGAAAAACGGGGACCTTTCTCGAAACGGCCTTTCTCGCATGTACGCATCCAAACGATAAGCATATTGTTAATCCAAATAATGTATTTATTATAACCGGTATGTCTGATAGAGACTGGGAGAAACAAACCAAAGATGATATGCTGGAACCATTTAAGAAGCGTGTATATCATCGTGGCCGTCTAAATACACAGGATCGTCAAGATGGATTCTACACAAGTCTTGTCGATGCGAAGAATGCTCTTCTCATATTTGACGAGTGCCATATTGCTAACGGAAAGGAGCATCAGATTTCTGGTATGTTACGCACACTGGGACTCTTGGATCTCTCAGTGCTGAAGCAGCGTAATATCAAGATTCTTGACGTAAGCGCCACTCCTGCTGCTACTCTTAATGATACCTTGACATGGGGAAAAGAGAATCATTCTGTTATCATTTTGAAATCCTCTGAAGCGTATACAGGGTTTCGCCACTTTATAAAAGAGAAACGTATCCACGAATCATACGACTTGACAGATGATAAGGAACTCGAGAGTTTAGCTAGATTTATCAAGTCTAGATTTCCCAAAGATCCATGTTGGCATGTGATTCGCCTCCCTTCAAAGTCCCGTAAAAATAGCGAGCTTGATGAAAAGATATCATGTATTTGTGCGCGCGAAGGCTGGCACGTTGAATCACATTCTTCTGTAGACCGTATTAAAGATCTAGATTATCACATGGGTACGCGTCCAAAAACGCATACATTCCTACTAATCAAAGAATTCTGGCGCGCGGGTAAGCGTTTGAATGATAACTTCATCGGCATTGTTCACGATGCCCCTACAGAAGATGTTAACGTCGCAGCACAGGGTCTAGCAGGCCGTCTGTGCGGTAACGATAAGAAACGGGGGGCTGAGGCGCCACATGTATTCACCAATATAGAGTTAATCAACCAGTATATAGCTTGGATCGATGCCAAAGGGGATTTCAGCAAGGTAAAAAAATATACCTCTGCACAGCTAAGTATTAAAAATGGACGGGTAAAGAAATCACGTAAGACATTTGCTCACGAGGATAATATTCGTATGGACGACACTACCGGGCAAACAGACACAAATCCTGAGTTTGAAAATGGATACAGTGAGTTTAAAACACAGGTTGAGAATGATCTCTTTGCAATGGGGCACGGTGCCAGCAGAGCAGTGAAGTACGAAAATGACACCGAAGGGTTCAAGATTTGTTCTACGGGTGAATCTCCACACAGATGTTCATACGAAGAAATAAAGAAACTGTGTTCAAGCAAGAACTTTAGTTCAAATCTTGATAAGAATATTGACAATCTTGTCATTGGTGAATATGCTCATCGCAGATATGTTTGTTACAAAGATACTAAAGATATCAATAGTGTAGTCTATATTACGCGCTGGGCCAAGCGCTTACGTGCGTGTAACGCTTCCGTGTCGCTCGTCGAGCATTAAAATATGTGTGGAATTTATTTGTTGAATATCCATATTGAAATAACATAGATGCCTTGGGAATACTTATTTTTGTATGTAACATTGGATCCGTAATACCTTTCCAATGGAGTGGATAAAAATAATTCATTGGATACATATGTATATCTGGAAAATCATCTTTATGTTTTGTATACATACGTGTGACATAAAGTGGTCCTACGCGTTTCCAGGCAGGATCTTTTAATTTCTTTTTTGCATTTATTACGAGGCCATCGAGAAGTATTTTTATAAATGGATGTTGCCGTATAGTACCAATAAGGCCATTGGCAACTAACCGCCTTGTATTATTATGTTTAATAGCTAATTTGCGTGTTTGTGTATCTTTTTTCTTCAGATTTTCCCATCCAAAAAAAACTCCAGCTTTATTCTTATTTAAAAAAGCAGCAAACTTTGCGGGCTTCATAATGACGGAATCTGCGTCAATATAAATCCCACCGTATTGATATAATGCTAGGAGACGAATAATATCTGCTCGCCCTGCCATTTCATTTTTGAAATTTATATATTCTTGCCGAAGACCTGGAAATGAGCTCCAATCGAGAGAATCTATGCTAGAATCCGTCCATACTTTATATACATATCCATATTCTTTAGCAAAATCTTTTACTGTTTGAATCCATTCAGTAGGTTGTGCGTTTGTTCCAAGCCATATTTGATGTATTATTTTTTGTATTCCAGCGCCTGTTTCGGCCATCCTATTTAACTTTGAGAAAATACATCGTACTAATAATAGAATGTTACTGTATCTTTTGTCTACTATAGCCGCGTTTGTATATGGACAAGATATTGTTAATTCTACAGGATGTACAGCACCTAACTGTGTATTTGCAAATCCAAATCTGCGATTTGGAACCGGTACAGAAAACTCAATAAATACGTGGGGGTTATTTCAACAACCTTGGTATTATTCTCGTATTGCAAATGCCTGGTACAAGCTTACATTTGCGAACTATCCTCTTGATACTGCGATTGGATTAGGAAGCGGCTCATCAAGTTGGAGTGGTGCGTTTATTACGGATCTTTATAGTCTCACTCCTACTAATGCATTCATTGATTATAGCAACTTTACGGTAGACAGTAGTGATACTACAAAAACGGTAGGTCACGGTATTATTGTAGCTCGTCGTAGTTTTATAGTTTCCGGTCAACAGCTTATTATACAAAATATGTTCTCTTTGGGCCTAAATGATAGTTTCGTAAAAGTGACTGCCTCCATCATAAATAACTCTACGGCTCCAGTACAAAATCTTATTATTTGGACTGGGACTCGTGATGATTTCGTAGGTACAACTGATGTAAATATAAAAACACGCGGAAATCTTAATACCGGTAGTTTTGTTCCTGTAACCGCAAATAATCAGTCATCGCGTGCGATTATGATTACAAATCCGACGGAAGGAGTTCTTTTCTATTCAGAAACGCCCGGAGTAATGACGGCATTTTCTGTGTGTTGTTCTTTCTCAAATGTATATAATACAAATCCTTTGACACTTGCCCCGTCTACTCCGACAGGTACTGATGGTTCTTATGCGGCTGTATTACCTATTGGGAATTTAACGTCGGGGTCTTCTGGAACTATTGTTTGGTATTATGCGGCAGGAGCTATTTCTTCACTTGGAAGTGTGGCACAAAGTGTGGCAGTTGATCAAGTAATAAGTGTAGGAGGTTTATCTAGTTCTTCAACTGATACAGCCACTACTACACCGACTGGTACACCCACTAACACACCCACTACTAGGGAAACTAATACACCAACTAATACACCGAGTTATACAGCTACTGGTACACCCACTAATACACCGACTGGTACACCCACTAACACAGCCACTAACACAGCCACTAATACAGGCACTAATACAGCCACTAATACACCAACTAATACAGCCACTAACACAGCCACTAACACACCAACTAATACAGCCACTAATACATTAACTAGTACACAATCGCCCACAGCGAGTCAAACACCTTCTTCAACATCTTCATTTCCTATTCGGTTCATAATCGCCCACGATCAGGCACCTGTTATAAATATATCAAATACGATATTGAATACATTTGTAGAAAATATTAAATCGGATAATAGTATTTTTGTATATGTGTTTGTGCCACTTAATGTTATTGCATTATTCTGTTGTTTTGCAGGAGCCGTGTATGCCATTTGGAAACGGTATCAAGTACCTGAAAGTCGTTCTGCGTGGGAATCGACTGCACCGGCAATACAAATACGAACACCAAGTTTACGCTAGGCCTAAGTAATCACTCTCTCAGCTTTAAAGAGATGGTGGCCTCGTTGCTGCGAGTTATTTACGGAGGAGTTCAAGATTCTAGACTCCTCTGTCAAAAAGGGCAGCCCGATATTAGTTTCTTCATTAAAGCATTTATCCGTGCTGGCAGATTCACAACTCAATGGGCGCGCCTAGATTTTGATACTCTTCCGACACTTGGAAATACATCTGTTATTACATTGCCGAGAAAAGGCCATCTCATATCGCGTCTATATCTTGTTACAACAATGCCTGACATTTCAACAGCACAAACTGCAGCGAGAGCGTGGTGTCAAGCAAATGGAAAAACATTTGCAGGTCCTACATTTGGTTGGACGAACTCTCTTGGTCACGCACTCATACAAAATGCTACGATTGACATTGGTGGTACGCGGGTAGAACAGATTGATGGACGTCTTTTAGAAGTCTTAGATGAATTTTACACACCTTTGGAGAAAGTATCGTTAATGGATAAACTTCTTCCAAGAGATTCATCCAACTTTACTCCGGGGCGATTTGGTAGTACATCTATAACACAGGCAACAACACCTCTTCCATTTTGGTTCAGCTGTGGTGATGCGGGAACATTTCTTCCGATTGATGCTCTTCAAGCGGATCCAGTAAAACTTAGTATACGATTTAATACTCCTGGCACACTCTATGTAAGTTCTGCACAGCTAAGCACAGCAACATTAAGAGCTCTTCCTGCGGGAGGAGAAGCTTATTGGCCATTAGCAGAATCTCCATTTTTTTATTTAGATGCTGCTGGAACTAACAGAGCGGGACTCAATGGAAATCCTCAACAAACGATTCGTGTATCACCTATTCCACAAATTACTACAAGCACAGAACAACTCCTACAAGTGCTTGGTGATACTTACATTATGGCCGAATATATCTATTTAGATCGTCCTGAAGCAAATAGATTTCGCCTTGCAGATATTCAAGTTCCTATTTTACAACATTATGCGTTTGATCCTATAGATACAAATGGTAGTGCCTCTCAGAACTGTTATTTAAAAATCGCAAATCCCACAAGAAATCTGTTTTTCTATTTACAACGGTATGAAGCACCGTATTATAATGCCCCTTTTCTATCTACAAGAGATTTATCGGGTACAAATACAGGAACACCGTGGTGGCCAAATGCCTCCCAAATAGATACACGCGTTTATAAAGATCTCATACCTGCATTTGCATTGAGAAACTCAGAACCATTAAACACAATAGATCTTATTTATGAAGGAAAGCTTTATAGATATAGTACAACAACACCCTCTATTTTCAGGTCATTGCTACCGAGTCTAGAACAAAAAAAGTCTCCTTGGGTAAATCGGTATTATTATAATATGCCGTTTGGACTTCAATCTGGTTTTCTTCCCCCGAGTCAACCCTGTGGAGAGGCGAATCTGGACAAGATTGTAAACATTAATCTGAAATTGGAAATGAAACCATTGGCAGGTTACGTAACGACGTATAATGTGCCGCGGTATACTATTTACATTTGGGCGGAGACATACAATATTTTTAGAGTATACGGTGGGCGCGGCGGAATGATGTTTGCCTATTAATATTATTTTTTACCTTTATAGTTTGAACGGAACCATATTCCCAAAATAAGAGCTGTACTAAGAGCAACTAATACAAGTGTGCCTTCTCGTGTCCGAAGCGCATACGTGAGTTGTTGAAAAACTCTATCTGCTTCATTAAATTCATAAGAATAATCAACCGTTTCATTTCTATTATCAGACACGGATGGTCGTTGTATAGCAAGCCGTGGATATGTTGTAGCTATATGATAAATATTAGAATAATATACATCAATCGGTCCGTGTTTATCAGGATTCCACGCTAAAGCTTTTTCATAAGCTGTTGCGTAGAGTACATAGAAATGTAGGGCATATCCACCCTCTATTTTCCAAAGATGTTTCCCGCTAGATGTAATAGGGCCTTGAACATACGTAGGGCCACCGAGAAAGATATCCCACATATTCCTAGTATCCCATAGTTCCTGTTTTACGATCGGCCATTTCGCAGAGAAATCGGCCACGGGTACACAGTCATCTTCTACGATGAGAACCCAAGGCAAGCCCTTACGCATCGCCTCACGTGCTATAGCTACGTGTGAGGCACCGCACCCACGCCATCCTTCGGAGTGTTTTATAGCAGAGAAGCGTTGTAACTGAATTCCAGTACCTTGAAAGGCAGCTTGTGTATCAGCCCATTTATCTTGACGAGTATCAAGATTTATACAATAACATGGAAGTTCTTCCATCCTATTTATTTATAAATATTAAAAGTGTTGTTTTGAACCTGGCTCACGAATAGCTAATAGTCGCGCCTTATAAAATTGCCGATAATGTTAAATAGTATAGATGCTACTTAGTATGACATCTCTTCTTATTGTTGAATCACCGGCCAAATGCCAGAAAATACAGAGTTTCTTGGGAGCTGGATGGCGTGTAATAGCTACAATGGGGCATATTAGAAGTTTAGAAGAGGACTTAGAAGCCGTTGGAATAAAGCGTGATTTTGAACCTCGGTATCAGTTTATGAAAGAAAAGGCAAAAGCAATCGCGCAGATTAAAGAGGCAGCCGCAAAGGCTACAAAGATTTATTTGGCATCAGATGATGATCGGGAGGGCGAGGCCATATCATATTCTGTTGCTATTCTTTTAAAGTTAGATCCTGCTACGACACCACGCGCAGTATTCCGAGAGATTACAGAAACGGCTGTGAAAGCGGCTGTTACGAATCCGCGGCGTATAGATATGAATCGAGTAAATGCGCAACAAGCACGGGCACTGCTAGATATGATGGTAGGCTTTACGATTTCCCCTCTTTTATGGAAATATGTGGGACCGGCACTTTCTGCAGGAAGATGTCAGATACCCGCGTTAAGGATTCTTGTAGACCAGGAAACTGCCATCCGCGAGTTCACAGTGAGTACGGCCTGGAAAATAAAAGGGCATTGGTCAGGATTTGATGCGAATCTCCTAGATGAACTTGAAGATGAAGAATCATCACAGAACTATTTGGAGAATATTCACGATGATGTAGAAGGAGTTGTAAAAGAAGCTTCTACTCGCCCTACAACGGAACAGCCTCCAAAACCTCTGATTACAAGTACACTTCAACAAGAGGCATCCGCATTAATGAGTCTCCAACCGAAACGAACAATGCAAATCGCCCAACGTCTATATGAGACGGGACATATCACTTATATGCGCACCGATTCACCAATCCTCTCTGAAGATGCTAAACTCGCGGCAGAAAAATGGGTACGTACTACCTTTGGAGATGCTTATATAAGTGATGGAACACCTACTGGGAAAAAAGCAAAGTCGAAGACCACCCAGACTCAAGAGGCACACGAAGCCATTCGCCCTACACACTTTGAACGACTAGATCTTCCTGA